ATGCATTCGACCTTCCTACCGTAAGCATCAATAGAAAAGGCTGACCCGCGGCCAGCCTTGTCCTACACTTCTCTGTGGGCGAAGAGGGACTCGAACCCCCGACCTCCTCGGTGTAAACGAGGCATTCTAACCAACTGAACTATTCGCCCTAGTTACTCTAGATCAACGTCGCATTTCGGAATCACCTATGCGGTGTCACGTTTTATCCGAAGTGTTGTAGATTATACAACATTGGCTACAACATCGTCAAAAACCTTCCTACATCTTCACACAATCCCAGGCGATTCACCCGATGACCATCGGCCATTACTGTCGGCTACTGCTCCCAGGAGTGCGCTATTCACTTGTAATGCTGTGATGCCGTTCGGCAGAACCAGCAACCATCTACATCGTCGTGATGGATTTGATTAGAAAACAATTTGTTTTCTCTTATGTTTTATATGATACTACTGTTGTTATTACATTGTCAAATTCGGATTGGGTTTGAATGCGATAATGTAAGGCTTTCGACGTATCTGGTTTTATTCGGTTGGGTAGTTGTAGAAAATGAATCGTTGGATACAAATTGTGACGAAAAGTAAAATAGGACATTATTAATAGACTATTTGAATTGAATAATGCGCGATCAAGTGATCGGAGATTTGACAATCCGCATAAACCGTTATATACTTATCCATAGTTGATGAAGCAAGAGTAATCAACACAGAGCGCTAGACGCCGGGGGTTGATCCCGAACGTCAGGCGCTTTATTTTTATCAAGTTTTGTTACAAAGGAGTCGTAGAATGCAAACGCAGATTTTCAACGAGCGCGCATCAAGTGGCAAGAAAAAGAACTACACCGCTCGGCAGTTGATCCCGATGACGCCACAGCAGAAGGTTATTGTTGATCAGATTGCCAATGAGTCAGGAGTTCCGATTAGCGAAATTTTTCGGCGTGGGTTCGCATTGTGGGTGACCCAGAACATGGGGGCGCAACATGCGGAGAAGTTGGAGCCGTAAAGCTTCGGTCTCGTCAAACGAAGGACGGGAAATGAAAAGGCCGAATGGTCGCAAACACCATTCGGCCCCATATCCTTCCCCTTCGTTGCCACCCTTTCGATAAAACCGCCGGTCAAGCAGTCATTAGTTTAGCACTGAAAGGTGTATCTATTATGTCACAAGTTACAAAAGTTGTCAAATCGAACGGTCGTTTCGATCCTTCCATCGTCGCTGGCGCTCTAGCCTCAATTCGTCCTCTCAATGAAATTCAGCCGCAAACCACCCCGATTCAGGTGGAAGAGGTTGATGCAGTCGACACCGAGAGTGAATTTTCCATTGCTACAACCGAATTAGATCGCATCGACATCGAGCAATTCGAGAAAATCACTTCACAAGATGCCCCTGTGGTAATGGATTCGGTCAAAAAGTATTTCCTGGCCGAAAACCCATACGACGAGGGGAACGCCCAGTGTGTGAACCTGCATCATAACCGCAAATTCATTTACAACAATGAATATGGCTGGATGGTGAACACGGGTACGCACTGGGTCGGAAATGGTGCCGATGCAGCGCTCGGTCGGGCGACAGTGCAAACTCTAAAGGAGCGAACCTCTGCTGTCATGTCGTTAGACGCCGATAATCGAACTGGTGCCCACAATCGCATCCTGCGGAATTGCGTCCCTAATTCCGGCGTGGTTTCTGGTGCAAAGAAAATGTTGGCTGACATCACATATACAAACGTTGAATGTTTCGATAACGATTTCGATGTGATCAATACGAAAAATGGTGTCTTAAATTTGCGAACTGGTGAACTACTGACTCACGGACCATCTGATCGCTTCACCTATTGCATTAACGCCGAATACAACCCGAACGCCGACCGCGGCATTTGGATGAACACGATCGGTGAGTCCGTTAAGCCTGATGTCCTGCCTTGGCTGCAAAAAGCAGTTGGTTACAGTATCACCGGTCACACAGCCGAAGAATTTCTCCTGTATCTGTATGGCCCATCACGTAGCGGCAAAGGTACGTTCACGAACACGCTGTTGTACCTCCTGGGTCGCCCTCTGGCTGCCAGCGTGAATTTTTCGACATTCACAGCCAATCGCGATGGCGATAGCCAAAATTTCGATCTGGCACCGCTTAAGCCCTGCCGCTTCGTTGCTGCTAGTGAATCAAAGCAATACGAACGCTTTAACGAAGCCAAGGTGAAGCAGATCACTGGCGGCGACGAAATCCATTGCGCATTCAAGCATCGTGATCACTTCAACTATCGCCCACAATTCAAAATCTGGCTATCCAGCAATCACCCAGTCAACGCCGATCCCGATGATGATGCCGTGTGGGGTCGTATTCGCCTAATCGAATTCCCGAACTCGCATTTGGGCACCGAGGACAAATCTCTAAAGCATTCACTGCTGGGTGATGCTGCCCTACAAGGCGTGCTGGCCTGGGCGGTCGAAGGGGCCATGCAGTGGTACAAGCTGGGTAAGAATGGCCTACCTGAACTCGATAGCTCCCGTACTACAAAGGAGAAGCAACGTGGCGAGCTAGACAATGTGCAAGCATGGATCGATGAATATTGCACCGTGAAACCTGGTGAATTTATTATCGGCGATCTTCTTTACACATCTTATGAAACATGGTGCCGAAATAACGGCGTAGAGCCGAAGAGGCGAACAGGCTTCACACAAACCTTGGGTCGTAAAGGGTTTACTAGTACATCCAGAAAACCGGATGGTAAAACCTACAGGGGATACCTCGGTTTAACGCTATAGGTCGCGGTTACACTTTGGTTACGGTTACACTTGGTTACGAGTATTTTGAGGAAATTGATTTTTTATTTTTTTTCATATGCGTAATTTCCTGCTTTTTAGTGTAACCAAGTGTAACCGTAACCAGAAGAAACGGGATCTACCAGTGGTAGAACGTAAAAAAGCGGTTACACTTGGTTACACTTTGATAAGAAGTCTATAGCGAACATTATTAGAAACAATACGATATTAAGCTGAAAACGTAGCGAATACTATTAGAAACAATACGATATTAAGCTGAAAACGTAGCGAATACTATTAGAAAAGAGATAGAATTAAAATGAAAATTGACATCGATACAATCAACAAGCGAGCCGACATCCGTTCCCTTGCCGGCTCACACACAAGGTTGCACGAACTGACATCGAACGAATATGCAGGCCCATGCCCGAAATGTGGTGGCAAAGATCGCTTCCATTGCACTATGGATTGGTTTTTCTGCCGAGAGTGCCATTCGAAACGGGGTGACGCCATTGGCTTTATGCAATGGATCGACGGGCTGTCGTTCATCGATGCCTGCAAGAAGTTAGATGCCACAATCGAATTGAACCCGACATTTCAAGCGAAAGAGGACAGGTCTGTCACCAATGCGATCCCTTTGCCGGAATTAATCGCTAAAGCGACGGTTCGTATCGGGCGGGAACGCGCTAACCTGATCGACAATTCCGAAGTTCGTTCGTACCTCGGAAGTCGAAAACTAAAGCCTGAAACATGGTCAGCTTTCGGCCTGGGGGCTGCCGTGCTTCCCTTACCTGGAACCTGGGACAAGGAAAAGCGGGAAGCCTGCTATCCATCGCAACCATGCGTAGCGATGCCATGGGTGAATCAAGAGGGTGAGGTTGTCGGCATTCGCTACCGCTTCATCGAAAAGCACACCTACAACGATTTGAACAATAACACTCGCAAGGATGTAAAAATCAAATCGTTGCATGATTCGATCTTCCATCACTTATTTGGTTGGCAAGCGATCATCGATGGCGACAAATCAAACACGGTACTCTTTGTTGTCGAGGGCGAAATCAATGCCATGTCGATTTGGCAGGTTGCTGCGGAAGAGGGATTAAAAATTGATGTTCTCTCAATTGGGAGTGAGGGGCGGCAACCAACGGGTTTGGCCGATCATGCTTCCGGCTATGCCGGCGTGATCGTATGGGCGGATAAGCCGGAAGTGGCCGATGGGTTGATGGGAGCGTTGCCGGGGGCATTCGCTGTTTTCTCTAAAGATGACAACGACGCCAACGCTCTATTGAAATTAGATCTCCTATCTGCTTACATTCATATCTGGATGGAAACGTTCGGGTTCGGAGTTGCGGTTGCCACCGACAATGTGCCGGCTGAGTTGACCGAACGCTCAACCCTTGTCTTCGAGCCTGGAAGCGTTCTCTACGGCCCAACCGATGCCGACGCCAACGAATACCGTGAATGGCTATGGCGACGAATGCAATACGATAGCGCTGTCAAGGTCGATGTAGCAACACTGCGTGCGCATCTCAACACTGGCGCTGAAATCGAACATCCTCACGCTGATATATTGCGAAAAGCCGTCATCGCCCCAGTTGAGACGATGACGGTGGATGAGTACCTGGATCGATTGTTCGGCCCTAGCACTACTTGCCCATTCTAATCTAATCAGATTCCCGGCACTGGGAACCAACAATCAATGAACGCCTAGAGCGTCGGGAAACTGGCGCTCTTTCATTTTTAAACAGGAATAATAAGATTTTAAACAGGAGTTATAAGATGAAAAATACGATATTCAAGGCGATCTGCAATCGCCAACCATGCGAGAAGTGCCGAGCCGAATCGATCTTTCTGCTACATCGCCAGGAGAAGAGCGGCGGCGGATTCCATCTACTGTGGATCTGTACCCGCTGCGATAGCCCATTCCGAGCATCGAATGGGGCCGGCCTATGGGAAAAGAAATCGACGATGGAATCGGCGGGTCTGGACTACGACGATCTGCCGATTTATAAGCCTTATTAAAATCGACCAACCAACCAACCAACCAAACGCCGGGAGCGAATCAAGCTCTCGGCGTTTTTTTTATCTTTCAAACCAGGAGTAGCCAAATGAACATCGAACAATTCAAACCGATCCCAGGCTTCGAGGGACTTTACGAAGCTAGCACTGAAGGCCGAATCCGCTCTATTCGTAGTGGGAAATTTCTATCAGGCGGCATCGTCAACGGCTATCGAAAAATCATTCTCTCTGACCGACACGGTAACGATCACCAATACCTAGCTCACAGGCTCGTGGCGGCAACATTTCTAGGCGACTCCGATCTCGACATCACCCCTATCAACGGTGACCGGCTCGACAACCGAGTCGCCAATCTCGAATACCGCAGCCGCAGCGAAACCATCAAAGCCAGCTATCGGGCCGGTCGGGCTGTAGGCGATAAGGCAAAAGGTGAAGCTCACCCGAAAGCGAAGCTGACCGAATCCGACGTGATCGCCATTCGAGAGGCTGTCGGGGCTGGCGCAAAACAAACCGACCTTGCCGATCACTATGGCGTTTCGCCGAAAACGATCAACGCAATCATCACGAATCGTTCTTGGAGGCACCTATGAGAAAGATCGCCCGTGTTGACGCCAACCAACCCGAAATCGTCAAAGCGTTGCGTAAAGCTGGCTTCCACGTCACCCATCTGCACACCATTGGTGGCGGAGTGCCCGATCTACTTATCGTCGGGCCTAGTCGGTCTGGGCGCATCTTAGCTCTTCTTTGCGAGGTAAAGAGTGCCAAAGGGGAGTTGACCGACGATGAGGCGAAATTCTTCGATAAATTCCCGGCAGGTGGACCAGCGATCGTTGCTCGAAGCGCTGATGAGGTTTTGTCGTGGTTTTCGGCCAATTAAGCCAGTGGTGAACCAATAGGAAGGTCGCAGAGCGACAAAAACGCTTTCGGGGCAGTATGAGGCCCCAGAGGCTTCTATCGTCGCTCTGCGACCTTCCTATTCGGTCGGGAATAAGACAATCCGCCCATTAATCGATTATGAAAACACGTCGATCCACCCATTGACCAACTTACGAAAATCAAGGTAATCTGTTTCGGTCAACAGGTTTTGTATAGAAAGGAGTAACTATTGTGTTTCAAAAATTATTCATTGTTCTTATTTTGGTGATCGCTGTCTCTTCGGCTAAAACAATCAACCGCATAATTTCAAATGATCCACCTCCTGATAGTCAATGGAGGGCGGCGTATTCCATCGTCATTGAATGGAACGAGTGGGAGTGCATCGAAGGGTTATACCGCATAAAAGGTGGTATAACGCAGAATTTATACGATATGTATAATAAACGGTACGATGTCCCAGCATATTCTGTCTGTGAGATGAACCGACACGAGCATGCTGAGATATACAATTCCGTATGGCAAGTGTTCACAAAGTCATATGTCTGGCCAGCAAGTATAGCGGCGTTCGATATGGCCGACGTTCACGGAGGTCAATCGAATTTTTACCAGGATGTGCTGGAGAAGTGTCAAAGAAAAGTCGAGTGTATCAATGCTGAACGTATCGCTGCCTACGAAAAACAAAAGTATTGCACTATCTTCTGTACCCAATTGCTTGCTCGCGTCAGAGCGGTGGAGGAGACTATTCGAAAAACGGAGTAGGAAACTTTGATCTTTTTAGACGGAACGTTCGATTACGAAAGCCCTGGGATGAGTCAGGGCTTTATTCTTTTTTTTAGGTGCTATTATTTCCCTATTTGTCGTTTCCTCATAATAATATATTCATACGCCGACCACCGCAGTTCCTGTGCGCTACCATAAACTCGAAGCTCGAAGTTGTATCCATTCTTCTTGATTCTTTCTTTGTATCTCGGCTCTCGTTTCCTCTCACTCTTTTTCTCCGATTCCGACTTTTCCTCTTCCATATCACCCACCCCTATACAACACATCGATCGCACTAGAAAAGACAATACAACATCTTCCCATTAGCAGTTGTTACAGATTACTGTCCGATCTAAATCATAAATTAGACAAAGCTAATTAAAAGATTATAATTGATTAAAACTGTATCTAATGGATGTGAAATTATGGCCGAAAAAGTTGATGATATTACAAACAGACTGATTGCAATCGAGCGAGACGTTGCGAAGTACCGAGAAGATATGACCGAATTACGATCCCTGATCGAAGCGCATGTAGCGAAGACTCAATCAACCTTCGAGTCACTGCAACTTGCCGTGCAAATTATGCGAGCGGTGTCGGTCTCAGTTCCGTTGTTGGTCGGATTGCTGGTGTTGTCGTTGTCGGGTGCGATCTGATGGCGCTGTCGGCTCCGAAGACCTGTACTCGGTCGGGCTGCCCTGGTCTCGTCACAAATGGCCGATGCTCGAACTGTGGCAAGGATCGCAAGCGCTGGCAACCATCGCAGAACCGAGATGAGCGATTGTCGGCGGCGGCTCGTGGTTATGATAGCCGATGGCGCAAGGTGCGACGAATGATTCTGTCGAAGAGTCCTCTTTGCGTAGACTGTTATCGGCAACAAATTGTGACAGAGGCAAGCGAAGTGCATCATATCAAGGCGATTCGAGACGGTGGAACGAATGAGGAATCGAATCTAATGCCATTGTGCAAGCCGTGCCACTCGACCAGGACGCGTAGAGGTGAGTAGGGGAGGCGGGATCGAATCTCTGGCAATTTTTGTTGCAAGACCGGCGCTGGTGGTAAAACTTTCCCGCAAGGCAACTTTGAAAGTTTTTTCCTGTAGGGCATCGTAGGGGCCAATATGCACGTATCGATTGCGGGGTGGGTCGGCAATGTCACAATGATCGGTGGACAACCGTACAGCCTGGATCACAACTTGAATAGCACCGATCTAATCGTTCAGTGCAAAAATCTTGACACTGGGGAATTAGAAGAAATCGCAATCGATATCGTGGATGAGTGGACAATCGAACTATCGGCCACTGTTGATCGAAGATACCGAGTGCAAATTTTTGCTTTCACCACCTCTTTATTGCGTGGATGGGTAGAAAATATCGAGCTAATCGGCGGGGTTCCCTACACGCTGGAGCATCCTTTGAACACTACCGATCTGATTATTCAGTGTAAAAATCGCGACAATGGACAAATCGAGGGGCTGCAAGTCGATGTAGATGAGCCGGATCGAATTGTTTTAACCGGCAATGTGGATCGCCCCTACCGGATTCAAATGATAGGATTGTAAATTATGGCGAAAACAAAAGAGAGTGCGCATGATGCGCCAGTTTACCTGAGCGATACCGCCCGCGATGAGTGGTATCGAGTGATTGGGGCGCTAGAGGAGTCCGGGATCTATCAGAAGATCGATCTTACTGCGCTGGCTGCTTACTGCACGCACTATGCCAACTGGCGTAGAGCTATCGAAGCGGTCAATAATGAAAAGTTGACCTATGCTACAGAGACGGGGTTCGACCGGCCCAATGCGAATCTCAAGATAGCGCAGGATGAGTCGATTAGAATGCGCTCGTATATGGCCGAACTTGGATTAACTCCGAGTTCCCGCAATCGAATCGCCCCTAAAAAGGCCGAAGATGGCGATGAATTCGATGATTTTTTGAAGAAAAAGTAACCAAATTGAATTCCCGGTATCGGGAAAATACACATTCTGAACGCTGGAAGCGTCCCAATCGGGGCGCTTTTTTATTGCAAAATGGCTAAAAAAACGAAGAATAAGGTAGTTGAAGCGTATATAAAAGGGGTGAAATCCGGCGAAATTATCGCTTGCCGGTGGGTTCAACTTGCCGTTGAGCGCCACCTGAACGACCTAGCGACAGCGAAAAAGCGAGGTTTTCGTTTTGATCCCGATGCGGCTCAACATGTGATCGACTTTTATCGTTTTCTCAAGCACTCGAAAGGCGCAAAAGCCGGTGAAACATTCGCACTTGAGCCATGGCAGCAATTTATTCTGTGGGTCGTTTTCGGTTGGATGAAAAAGGACTCCGAAACCGGCGAATGGGTGCGGCGCTTCAATATAATGTATGTCGAGGTCGCCCGGAAGAACGGAAAATCGACTCTGCTCTCTGGTATCGGCCTGTACATGCTTATCGGTGATGGCGAGGGTGGCCCAGAGGTTTATTCAGCCGCTACAAAACGCAGTCAAGCGAAGATAACCTTCGATGAATGCGTGCGGATGGTGAATTCATCGTCCCATTTACGGAAAAGAATTGGCACCCATCGCGATAAATTATTCGTTGCCGGCACTGCTGCGAAATTCGAGCCGCTCGGTAGGGATGCCGACACCATGGATGGTCTAAATCCCCACTGCGCAATCGTGGATGAATTACACGCTCACCCGAATCGAGAGATCTGGGACGTGCTGTATTCGGCTATCGGTGCGAGAACCCAACCCTTAATGGCAGCGATCACGACGGCTGGATTTAATCGCACTTCGTTTTGCTATGAGTTGCGGGAACACGTAACCCGAGTCCTCGAAGGGACCGTAGAAGATGACAGCATTTTCGGGATTATTTACACATTAGACGAGGGCGACGATTACGCCAATGAATCGGTGTGGGCAAAATCAAATCCCAATCTGGGGATCTCCAAACGCATCGATTCGCTTCGGTCGGCGCTGGTAAAAGCAAAAGAGATGCCGTCTGATCTGAATAATTTTCTAACGAAAGAGCTTGACATCTGGACTAGCAGCCTGTCGAAATGGGTGAATCGAGACAAATGGGATGCGTGCGGTAAGCCGGTTGATCTAGAGGCTCTGATCGGTCGCTCTTGCTTTGCAGGCTTAGACTTATCCTCTACAACCGATATTTCGGCCCTAGTGCTGGTCTTCCCTCCTGAAACTGAGGGGGAACCATACCGAATCATTCCGAGATTCTGGATTCCTGAATCGAATATGAATCTGAGATCAAAGCGCGACGGCGTACCATATGAGGCATGGAATCGGGCCGGCCTGGTTTCCGCTACCCCAGGGGACGTGATCGATCACGACTTCATCGTGGCCGAAATTTCAGAACTAGCAGCGAAATATAAAATCGAAGAACTGGCTTTTGATCGGTGGGGGTCGGTGCAACTTGTGCAGAAATTGCAGGCTGCCGACATGAAAGTGATTCAATACGGCCAGGGGTTCGCAACGATGGGGCCGGCCATGAAAACGATTGAGGAAATGATCCTCTCCGAAAGATTGGCCCACGGCAACAATGCGCCATTAAACTGGATGGCCGATAACTTGGTAGTTCGCAGCGATCCCGCTGGTAATTTGAAGCCCGACAAAGCAAAATCGACGGAGAAAATCGACGGGATGGTGGCGCTAATCATGGCCCTAGATCGGGCTGTGCGAAATGAAGTTATCGACACCACATCCATTTATGAGAAAAGAGGAATGCGTACATTATGAAATCAGGTAAAGATTTAGCCGCCGATGCCTTGCTCGTAGTCGGCCTGATCATGATTGTGTTGGGGCTGCTGGCGATTGTCGGCATTGCCTGGACAATACTATTAATCGGTCTAATTTCTGTAGTCGTTTCAGTGCTGATGCAAAAAGGAGATTTGTTCGATGGAAACCAAGGATAAAAAGATCGAGGTTCGCTCATTCGGGAAAAAGCTCTGCGAAATTGACTCGCGCACGGGCATGATCGAAATCGTAGAGGGCGGGATGATGTATCGAATCGACTTCCTGGAAACAATTCGTAGCGGCAAGGCATCGGTAGATCGTCGGTCGGCTTTTACCCGTTTCAACAGTCAAGCCCAGGGTGACAACGTTTAATTGCCCACCGATACTGAATGGCTTTCAGCTATCGGTGTTGTCATCGCCGCGATCGATCCGCTTTAATATCGCAGCGGATCGATATTGTGGCGCGCACGTCGTCACGACTGGCGCAACGGCTCGTTGGCGGTTTTCGCCATGCTGGGCTACGCTGACAAACGATCTCTGTATCGATTTCGGCCATGTCGAGGATCGCGCAGTTTCGCTAGTGCTGCGTGATCCAGCGCTAATCACTGCTATTGATCTGGGCGACATCACAACCGCTGAGGCATATGGTGAAATCCACCTCCATACGTTCGCGCCATCACTATCGAGCCTTCAATCACTTGTGGTATCGAGCGAATCGGCCACGGCATTAGGGGTATTTGGGGCGTTCGATTCGTTGCCGGCATCGCTCGAAGTTCTTGATCTCTCGGGTTCGTCGTCGATCATTCGGCCTGGATCGGGCGCTCCGCTCGCAACGGGTATTCAGTTGATCAATCTTCTGAATACTACGATGACCCTTGCCGATAAAGAATCGCTAATCGGCTATCTCTACGAATATCAAGAATCGTGGGAGTACAGCACCCCCACTCTGCGCATAAACTGCGAGGGCTTCACGCAGGGGACACTTGAGAAAATATGGATTCTTGAGAACATCGCCAATCAGAGCGGCTCGAAATGGGTCATCCTGTGCGATTCGTTGATCGAGGGGGAGTGGAGTATTTCGGCAGATCCATTACCTAGTGGTGACTGGGATGTTGCCGCCGAATATCCGGGCGGTAATTCTGATTGGGACATTTCAGATGAATTGATCGGCGGGGGTGATTGGGATATAGCCGCTGAGTACCCAGGAGACAACGCTGATTGGGAGATTTTAGCCGAATTGATCGACGCTGCCGACTGGACTATCTCAGATGAATTGATCGGCGGGGGTGACTGGGATATTTCAGCCGCCACCACCGATGGTGAATCGGCGTGGGCTATCGAATCAGTTCTAATTGTAGAGGAATAATTATGAGTGAATACATCAATAATCCATTGGGAACAGCACCTATGCCGACCTACAGCGTAGGGGATCGCGTGCGTTTGTCGGGCCGGTTGAGTGACAAAAAGACCGGCACACCAACCGATTCAGATGAGGTTTTCGCATGGGTCGAATCGCCTACAGGTGTGCAGACCGACTATCAGTATGGGGTGAATCTCGAAGTTGTAAAAACCGAGGCGGGTCGTTATTATTTCGATTTCAATCTAGATGAAATTGGGATTTGGAAATATGGTTTTTATTCGACCGGCACAAGTCGAGCCGCTTCGGTCGACGGGAAACTATTAGTCGAGCGCACGAGACGCCTAGCAACACAACAACATATTTAGCTATTTAGCTAAATGACTAATTTGACAAGGGTTCTGAAATAGGATGTAATATCAACGTTTCCTGTTCCTGATCCTTCTATCTCCTGTTTCGAGGACGCCGATCCCTATTGATTAGGGGTCGGCGTCTTTCGTTTCGGGGAAAATGGAGTCTTTGCATAATGCCAATTTTGGCGAAATTATTCGGCGGCAATGAGAGCCGTAATCTAAACGAATTCACAAATCAATTGCGCTCTGCTAGCGGATCAGCATCGATTGCCGGGCCTATGGTGAGCGCTGATTCTGCTATGCGGATTTCAACCGTGTACGCCTGTACGCGGGTAATTGCCGAATCAATCGCATCATTGCCGCTCATTCTGTATCGTCGCGAGGGGCGCAACAAGCATCGACACTACAAGCACCCCTTATATCGAGCTTTGCACGACGAACCCAACGAATTTATGGGTGCGATGACTTTCCGGGAAACACTTACAGGGCATTTAGTGCTACGTGGGAACGCCTATTGTGAAATCGACTGGGATTGGGCCGGCAACATTCGGGCGCTCTACCCACTGCGACCGGATCGCATCGAAGCGATTCGTATCGAAGAGGGTGAAGTCAAATATTTCTATCGGTTGCCGGATGGCGAGGGTGTAAAACTCCCTGCGTGGCGGGTGCTACATGTAAAAGGCTTATCGCCCGATGGCTACATGGGCTATAACCCAATTGCAGTAATGCGCAATTCTATCGGCCTAGCCGCTGCGACCGAAGAATACGGTAGCAAATTTTTCTCTAATGGCGCAAAACCAGGTGTTGTGTTGAAGCACCCAGGAACATTAGGTGAAGGGGCGTTTGAGCGATTACGGGAATCTTGGGAGGATCGCCATCGGGGGCTAGAGAATGCGAATCGTGTCGCTATTTTAGAAGAGGGTATGAGCATCGATACTGTCGGCATTGCGCCGGAAGATGCCCAGTTCCTGGATACTCGGAAGTTTCAACGTGCAGAAATCGCTGGCCAATTTCGGGTTCCCTTGCATATGATCGGCGATCTCGAGCGTGCGACTTTTTCGAATATAGAGCAACAGTCTCTCGATTTTGTGATCCATACGTTGCGGCCATGGTTTGTTCGCTGGGAGCAAGAAATCGGGCGCTCGCTGTTGGTCGGTGAAGAAAAAGAAAGCTTGTACGCTGAACATTTAGTCGATGCCCTATTGCGTGGCGACATCAAATCGCGGTACGAGTCATACGCCAGCGGCATTCAGAACGGCTTCCTGAGCGTGAACGACGTTCGGAGTTTTGAGAATTTGAATGAGATTGAGGGTGGCGATGCCTACAATCAGCAAATGAATTTGGGTTCGATTGGCGCTGAACGCACATCTTGCTCGTGTGGCAAAGAACACCGCTCGGTTGAGCCGACCGAAGTTCGGGCCGGCACCGAATCCGATAAAGCGCAGAAGATTTACACTCAAAAGCGAAAGTTGGCGCTTTCGTTCATGCCGGCTTTCGAGGATGCAGCAAGTCGGCTGGTACGCAGGGAATCGAATGATATTCGTCGGGCCGTGGATAAGCATTTACGCAAGCGCTCACAGCAAGATTTCTCGGCGTGGCTCTCCGAATTCTACCAGGAATTTCGACAGGTGGTCATCGACGGCATGACACCTACCCTGTTGACGTATGCACCGCAGATTTTAGGGCTGGTTGATGGGGAATTAGATAGAGAACTCGAATTCACAGACGAACTACGCAATTTTATCGCTGCTTTCGCCGGAACTTTTGCAAATACCTACGTGGCATCGGGGCAAAATCAAATCGAGGCGTTGATCGCTGAATCGGTGGCAGCCGATACCGATCCCGCTGATGCTATTGAAGATCGGCTTGATGGTTGGGCCGAAACGAAGGCGGAGAAATTATCCCGTGGGCAATCATACGAATTCATGAATGCGTTTTCGGTTGCGGCCTATATCGGGGCCGGCGTTAAATTCCTGCGTTGGGTGTCCCGTGGTGACAGTTGCCCGTTTTGCAAAGGCTTAGACGGGCGTATCGCAGGAATTGAATCATTCTTCGTCGATGCGGGTACAAAAATTGATACTTCTGATGGCAGCGAACCGATGTTGATTCGGCACAAAAAACGCTACGGGCCATTGCATAAGGGCTGTGATTGCGGCGTGGTGGCTGCGTAATAAAAAGGAATCTATACAAATGTCCGATGGGAAAATTGAGCGCAGATTTAATCGAGCGCCAGAAATCAGAATGCAGGAAAACGAATCGGGGCCGGTAATTGTCGGCTACGCTGCCGTGTTTGGTAGCCGCTCGTTTGATCTAGGCGGCTTCACTGAAATCATCAAGCCGGGGGCATTCACTCGCACCCTAGCGAGTAAGCCAGATGCCCGGGCGTTGGTCAATCACGAGTCGGGCTTGATGACGATTGGTAGAACGACAAACGGAACGCTCGAACTTAGCGAAGACGAAATCGGGCTACGTGCGACGATTTACTTACCAGACACCCAAGCGGGACGCGATACGTTGACCCTGGTCAAGCGTGGCGACCTGGATCAAATGTCGTTTGCTTTCTGGGTAATAAAAGATAACTGGATCGAAGAACGCGGATCAATTACTCGTGAATTGCACGAAGTGAGCATCGACAACGGCGACGTGTCAGTGGTCACCTTCCCGGCGTATGGCGACACCATGATCACAGCGCGATCAATGATGAATTTACCAGAGATTCCGAGCGAGCTATTGCAGGCGCAATTGTCGCAGGATTCAAATAAAGATGGGGCGCAACGGGCGTTGCGTCGAATGAAGTTAAACCTATTGAAAATTTCCTAATAAGGAGCATTGAACAATGAGTAAGATTCTCGAATTGCGCCGTGATAAGGCGGCGCTTGTTGCGAAGGCCCAGCATTTGCTGGATCTGGCCGATGGTGAAAACCGCGGACTTACCGAAGTTGAAAGCCGCGATTACGACAAATTTCTTGGCGATATTGAAAATGCCGACAAAGAGATTCGTCGGCGTGAGCAACTTGAGGGCGTGAGCGCTGATCCGGTCGGCAAGCGCGACAGCAAGATCGGCATGAGTGAACGTGAGATCAAGCGCTACAGCCTGGTGCGTGCGATCAGTGCGTTTGCCAATCGTGACTGGCGTGGGGCCGAACTCGAACGCGAAGCTTCGGAAGCTACCGCCAAACGTCTGGGCGCTGAACCTCGCGGGTTCTACGTCCCGGCTGACTGGGCTAACCAGGAGCGCCGCGATTTGTCGGTCGGCACTGCTAGCGCTGGCGGTAATATGGTTTCTACAGACCTGTTGTCGGGTAGCTTTATCGAACTCCTGCGCAATCGTCTGGTGTTGCGTCAAGCCGGCGCTACCGTACTGGGCGATCTGGTCGGGAATGTCGCCATCCCTGCGCAAACGGGCGGTGCTACGGCGTATTGGGTCGGTGAAGCAGGCGTCGTGACCGAAAGCCAACAGACTGTCGGTCAAGTCGTGATGTCACCCAAGACCGTTGGCGCTTACACTGACTATAGCCGCAAGTTGATGCAGCAATCGAGTCTTGATGTGGAAAATTTCGTGCGCTCCGATCTGGCAGCGACGTTGCAGATTGCGATTGATTACGCTGGTCTGCACGGTGATCCGGCAACAGATGCCAATCAGCCGCGTGGCGTTGCTTTAACGAGCGGCATTGGTTCCGTGGCTGGTGGCGCTAATGGTGCCGCGCCGACCTGGGCGAATATCGTCGCTCTGGAGACTGCGGTCGCCAGCAACAACGCCGACCTTGGCACGCTGGGTTACTTGACCAACGCTAAGGTTCGCGGTCGCTTGAAGGTCACCGAGAAAGCCGCAAGCACTGCGCAGTTTATCTGGAACGACAACAACACCCTGAACGGCTATCGGGCGAATGTGTCGAATCAAGTACGATCGAACTTGACCAAGGGAACAGCGGTCGGCACCTGTTCGGCGCTCTTCTATGGCAACTGGGCCGATCTGCTTATGGGCTTGTGGGGTGGCCTGGACATCATTGTTGACCCATATAGTAATTCAACCAGCGGAACCATGCGCGTGGTTGTATTCCAATCGGTCGATTTCGCTGTGCGAAATGTCGCCTCTTTCGCTGCGATGCTTGATGCGCTGACTCCGTAGTTCTAAGAAGTGGGTGGTGGCTGATTGTCGCCACCCACTTATCGAGGAATCCGAAATGACTATTGAATTATCGCAGGATACATTGATCGATGGGGTTCATTTTGCTGCCGGGGAGCCAATCGTTACAACGGAACGCATGGCTCAATTTCTGATCGCAATCGGTCGGGCATCCACAGCGGCGGTCCAGACTATGACGATTCCCGACACCGGGAATCAACCCGAAGAAGCAGTCGCGGCACTTGCGCCCGAGCAGACGGTAATTCGGCGCAAAGGGAAACGGTAATCATGATCAAAATCGTAACGCCACCGATGGAATCTGTTGTGACGATGGAGGAGGCGCTGGCTCACCTCCGGGTCGATACAACGACCGAAAACGCACTGATCTATATCTACCTGCAAGCCGCTACAGAAGCGTGCGAAGGGATTGCGCATCGGTCTTTTGTCGAGCGGGTGTACGATTTCGTTCCCGGCAAAATTCCCGACACCGGGAATCCGATCAAACTACCTTTACCGCCATTGATGAGCGTCGAATCGGTGGTATACGAAGATATCAGTGGCAATATCGTCACTGTGCCGACCACAGATTATTCAGTTGATGTGATCTCCGAGCCTGGAAAGATCATCTTCAGTGTGGCAATCGACGGAATCCCAACCATCCGCTATCGGGCCGGCTACGGCACTAGCGACAACGTGCCGGCAATGTATAAAGCTGCCGTGCTTCTGACTTTGGCTCATCTCTATGAGAATCGGCAGGATGTTATCGCCCAACAGGGTGCTGGTGCTGTACAACTACCGAATGGTGCAATCCACCTACTTTTAATGAATCGTGGGTGGCGCTGATGATTATCGGGCGAATGAATGAACGGATTCGGATCGAATCTCAATCCGTCGCACGCGATGACTATGGTGCAGAGGTGAAATCGTGGCAGACGTTTGTCGATGTATGGGCGACCGTGCGCCAGATGACCGGCACCGAGAATCTACGTAGCCTCGCGGATCGCACGGTGGCCACGTTGCCCTATCGAATCAATATACGCTATCGAGCGGACATCACCCCGAAAATGCGCGTGGTGTGGCGGGGCAAAGCCCTTGAGATTCTGAGCGTTTTTGACCCAGATGGGGCGAAACGGGAAACGGTATTGGTGGCAACTGATGTCGAAATCTAGAGTGCAACTACGATGGAATGCTGACGAATTGTTGGCACTCATCGACGGCAACACCGACGATGCTTTATTCGCAGCCGGTGAAATTCTCGTCGCAGATGCTACTGCTAGGGCACCAGAGGATACCGGGGATCTGAAAT